TCTACCGTGATCGTTGGCGATGTGCCGGCTAAAACGTACTCAACTCCGATATACCGCAAGACTCCTTCCATCGGAACAGCCATCGAGAAATTGTACCCAGCAACAAGTGTAGTGGCGACAATAGCGCGAGAAGCTAAAACGGTTCCCAAAGAAGTAGCCGCCCCTGTAGCAACACCAAAGGTGTAAGTTTCATCACTAGAGGTAAAGTCAGCTGCGACGGTTACATTAAAATGCACATACATCGGACGACCCGCACCAACCTGACGCGCAGTCTGAGTGAGGTCAACGACATTTGTAGAATCCGCTGATGCCGTAAGGGCCTGTGCGGACGACAGTTCTAATCTTGCATCTACTAAGCTCATAATTGATCTCCTAAAGAGAGTTAATTTTTATATTAATATCCATCCACCAATTAGGAGATGGTAGCTTCTGTACTGGTTAACATGTCGCACCGGCGAACTGGAATGCCATCAAATGACATAACATGCTTCCCACCAACCTGGTCCATCGTAAGATTGACATTGGTTGTGTTGGCAATCTGCCGACGCAATACTGAACGCAGTCCGCGATTCATATAGAACGCTGGTCGCCCAGATGACTGATTAGGCAGAAGCTCTATAGCTTGAGCCATAAGGTCGGTAACATCTGCTGAAGAACCAGACTTATCGCCGGTCAACGCGGACTGATCGATGTTACAGATACGAACTACATATCTCCAGTCTCGAACAGATAGACCACAATCCCATCGGTAATGTGAACGGTAGGCTTCATAACGGCCACCATTACTACCATCGGAATCTTCAATGGTCACTTGTCCCTTGTCATTGAACTGGAGCCCTGCTTTCGATCCCTTTGGATAGATACCGTGGACCGTGTTAGCGCCCCAGGAGATCAACCAAATTGAGTTGTTATCAGCACCAGACCCGCCGCCTAAGATAATGTTATCCGCGTTGGCTGGACCGGAGTTATCGTTAAAGCGAGGTGCGAATCCGGTAAACTCTTCCGGCGCCGTGCCTTCATTTCCATACATCAGGGTAGCTGCAAACTCCTGGCTCATCCCTTCGATGTGGGCTTTGTCTTCCGTCATTCTAAATGCCGCCGAATTGCCGTTAAGGTCAGCCAAGGCTTTGTCGATTTCTGCATAAGCCTCTAGCATACCGGTTGTATCGGTGACTTGGACGTTGGTTGACTTGGTCGGTTGAACGCCGCCATACAACTTACGCCAGGTCGGTGCTGGCAAACCCGCTCGAATCGTGGTTCTGTGACCGGTAGGCAAGTTGCCTTCGACCCAGACCATGTCTTCGAGAATTTCATTCGTTTCATTAAGAATCTCAACTATAGTTGCGATCTTGCCATCTGGATCCGTCGCCTTCGCAACGTCGGCAAGGGTTGGATGAGTGACTGCTAATGTAGCCATAATTCAATATCCTTTACTAAAAGGTTTAATGTTCAAACCTCCAGGAATTGAATAAGTCGCTATCCGTTGTAGTCCTACCAACTAACATCCTGTCAACGCGGGCCATCCATGGCCTTGATAGGACTTATCCTTACTGGAGCATTATTTAGTTTTTGCCGACTAGGTTATTTCCCCTGGTCGGGATACAACGTCTCGGCCTGAGTCTTCTTCGATGTAGGAGGAACCAAAGTCCCAGTCACATACGAATCTGCGCTCATAGCTTTGTTGATACGGTGAAAAACTCGAATCATCGCAGGATGATTCCCCCAGCCACTCTCACCCATCAGCACTTCCATCTCGCTCATTTGCTGACCTTTCATTGGGCCTTCCTTATGCAGTACGGCTTTACCATTTGCATCTTTGGCGGGCTCGCTGAAAGAGTTCATGGCTTTCCTGGCACCAGAAAGGTTTTCCTGCAAATCATTCCCGCCAAATTCCTTGTCGGTCCTGGTCGCAGCAGCCCACTCCTGGTACACGTTTTCTTGAGCTTCATTTCCCTGGTCGCGTACTTTGCCCATCAACTCGAAATGTTTGTCCACGGCTTTTTGTGCATTAGCCTGGTCAAGTCCCAAGTCTTTGGCGAATGACGTAACGTCGGTCGCTTGCTCGTCGTTCATGGAAAACCCTTCAGGGATAACGAAAGGTTCGTACCCTTGGGCGTCTTGCTGGGGTTGGCTTTCACCGGTCTCACTTGAAGCGGGACTCTCTTGGGTTTCTGCCGATTCCGCTGTAGCCTCAGCCGTTGCGGTTGTTTCCTGTTCTTCGCTCATAAAAATCTCCTATTATGTTTCTAACTCCATCGTGCGACGCATCCGCAATGTCTCTATAAATACTGAGACCCATTGATCGCCGCCCCTCCTTAAAAGCCGTTTCGCTTGCGTTATTGCAGTAGGACAGATTGAAAGTCCCGCATCGTTCCAGAAGGCGGAGTATGTATCCGCGCCCACTAGCTGTCGCAAGCACCTGGCGTAAATCATCGATTTCCTGGTCGCGCTTTGATTTACTTTCATCTTGCTTTTTCTTCCTGGTATCAGGATCGTATTGAGTCATAACTGAGTGAATTGTTGCGCCACATCAGTTAGTAAACTCTTGTCCTCAGTTTTGGTGTCGCCCATTGTCTTGGCCGTATTCGCGACCTCTGCCATCTGCGCCGCTTGCTGCATTTGTTGTTGCTCTTTCTCTCGATCCTCTCGAATGATGGCGACTTGTTCGTTAGCGATAATCACATCCGTTGAAACGCCCAACATCTGGCTGTATTCATCGACGATCTTGTCGGAATCCAGCTTATCGATAACATCCGGCTTGACCTGAGCCATCGTTCCTACCGTCCCAATCATGCGGTCCAATGCAGATATTCCAATTGCCTTCTGCGCCTGGGCTAACATGGAAACGTATTCAACTCGAATATCCATCCCCAGCATTTCTTCTGGCGGCGCCCGGAATAATCCCTCTTGCAGCGCAACCGAAAAAGCATTATCAATAAGCGGATCCAGCACTTCGTTCTGGCTTCGTTCTAGGACTGGTCCCAATACCAGCAGCTTTTCTTCGTGCTTGCGCTCCACCTCGGTCGCCGTAATCTGGCGCCTGTCGGATTGCGAGATCATCTGGAATAGATCGACAAAGAAGGCAGAGTTTATCCTGCCGCGAACATCCATAATGTCTTCGAGTAAATGTTGAAGATTGAGTTGAACTTCGAATGCGGACCTTATCCCGCCAGTTGGAGCAGCTGGATCGTAATAGCTGATTCCACCAGGAAGTAAATCCTCCGAACCTTTTAGAGCGGTTGGCACCTGAAGCGGGGGATCCGCCTGGTAATCGATGCCTTTGGCTTTTTTAAGTTGATCGTCTTGCAGTTGTAGTATGTCTCCGAGCGCTGTCATGCCTGGTGAATCGGATCCGTAAACATCGCCGCCTCGCACAATCCATCTAGGGGTCAACGCAGGGAACATCTCGAACCCGCTCTCGCGGAGGATCATATCGCTATCGGCGTCCACCTCCATGAAGATCGATTCGTATTTGAAGTTCTTATTGTCTCTTTTGGCAACGTCTCTTTCTTTGCGAGGTTGAACTGCGTGTAAAACGGTAGTCCATTCGTCCAGGATGTTTCGGTCGTACAACGCCTGGCAAGTCTTGCTGACATTCGCGTAGCCGAACTCTTGCACCAACGGACCGGTCTGCATCTGAAACTCTCGGTACAAAGTATCCACCTGGTAACGATTGCTCTGCCCCAGGTAGAACTCTCCCACGGTTTGCGGGTACAAACGAATAAGATCATCAAAGTCATGGAAGATCATCGCGCAGCCGGTCCCGAATGCAGCCATCTCTTCATAAAGTGAGTGCAATACTCGGTAGGTATTAGATCGGGCGAACACATCAAGCAGCACATCCCCGGCATCATCGAGCCATTGCCGAACCGGTGCATACTCCATCAGGTCCTGGTCGGATGACGCTAAACGAAACCAACGCCGCGCGGGTGATGACATTCCTGCCATCATGCCAGCCGCCAAAACACCCAATGCCCTGGTAGCGGTAGAGTCGTAAATGTCTTTATTGCGGCGCTCTCCCTTGTTACGGTCTTGCAGGAAATACCGCCCTGACCGTGGAAGAAGGCTGTCAGTTATCTTTTCCCAATGGTTGATATAGCTTTCTCGTTCCAGCTTTAACCTGGACAAGCGTCTAATGTATTTTGCCTTGTTGTTTACCTCTAGTTCTGCCATTTAGCGCCTCCATGCGCGAAACCCCGGACATCCCTGTCCAGGGGAAGATTAAATCAGTTTGCCGCCTAGATTAAGCGATTCGTCTTCCACTCCCATCGTTCCCGCCAGCATCGTTTTCGGAGTCGCAACATTCCCCATCTTCGAGCGGGTTGCCTTGATCCGATTAGCGACTGATGCATCCGCAGCTTTTTCCGCTTGCTTGATCGGGCCCTGGTCAGGTAATGGCGGCATAGAAGGAGCGGATGGTGCCATAGAAGCAGATGCCATTGACGACACCCCCCCTATTACAGAACTAATTATCATTGCTTCTGCCCCAGTACACATATCGTTCTCCTATTTACGTTGAGTTGTTCTTTTCATTAGCCCCCCAGGATTGATTTGCCGCCCAGGTTTAATGTGTCGTCACCTATCCCAGCTGTTCCGCCTAGCAAATTCGTCTGAGCAGAGACACCCACTTTCGGGACTTGTCTGGTTGTTTTTTTCTTTATCCCCGCAGCCGGAGTAACTGGTGCTTGTTTCACCTCTTGCCTTACAACCGGGGGAGGACTGTATCCGCCGCCACCACACATATGCTTTCTCCTTAGTTAAGGTTATCCACCCAATAATGTTTTTTTCTCGGCCGACTTCTTGCGATCCCCACTCACCAGATCACCTCTCTTGTCTGTACCTTTAAAACCGCTCGCGGATGGTCCAGTTTGCCTTCTACCTTCAACCTTTCCCCCGGCTTTTCCTTTTACTGATGGATTGTTCCCCCCACCTATAAGACCTCCTCTACGGTCTGCACCTTTATTGCCGGATGGAGATGTTTGCCTGGTCCCAGATTTAGTCCCAGCAGCAGATGAATCAGCCTTTGCCTCCGCCATTAGTTTGGAAACACCAGGGAATATCGCGTTAAACCCAGGTTGCCCTGGCATCAGAAATCCACACATTATCGTTTCCTCGCTAAAGGGTTATAGTCTCTTCGCTTGTTCGCCATCGCGCTGCTCTTGATTCCAAGTCCTCTCGGAGCTACTGGATAAGCAAATGACAACGCCAGGGCGTCGCCGCAATCGGGTGACGATAGCCCACGTTTTTTCATATCTTCTTTTTTCTCTAGCTGTATCTTGTTATTAGGCGTGAAGGAATATTCAAGACCGGTCAGGTCGTCCATTAGGTCCCGATCGTCAGGGATGGATCCACCTTCGAGCCAGTCGCGCATGTTGCCCCACATCTGAGCTCTTTTGTTGTTATAGGTCGCTGACTCACTCTTCGAACCAAAGTTAACGCCGATGCAGTTTGATACATGCAGCTGCCGACAACGGTCATAGACTCCCGCCCCGATCCCACCTTCATCGATGAATACGGTATCCACCTGGTGAATCCCAGCTTGCTCCGAGATCCTTGCAGCGATCTGCATGGTATCGAGCCCTCTGTACTTCTTCCATTCGATCGTCTTGGCGTCACGCCCTCTGCGAAAGCAGAAAACCGTAGAATCGTCGCCATAGCGGGCGATATCGCAAGAGAGAATCAAGGGTTCCTCTAAGTATGACTTTGCTTCTCGCTCAATCGCATCTTCCACTAACGCCCCTGGAATAAACTGCATCGATGACGCAGATGGGAACGTGCCACGCACCCTTACTTTTACGAAATCAGAGTCCTCACCATAATCCTCCACCCATTGATTGAGCTTGACCTTATCGGTCATTTTTGCACTACGCGAATCGATCTGATGTGTTTTCCATCGATGTTTATTCTTACCGAAACATTCTCGAAACCGTCCAGTATTACGCGTGGGGTTACCAAAGACAAACCAGGCAGCGGTTGATTCTGTATTATCTCCATGCCCTGTCATTCCACCTTCCGCCACTTCCCAAATAACATCTGGGATTGCGGATGCCTCATCAAACAACAGCACAACGTGTTCGTTATGCAGTCCTGCAAATGCCTCTGAGTTCTTTTCTGACCAGGGGATTGCCGAGATGTACCAGGTTTCCGGTTCCTCAACGTGGTAAAACTTAGTCGCGGTCCATTCGAACCAGGGCTTAAGGATGGATCTGGAGTGCCAGAGGGCTAGCTCTCGCCAGGTCTTGGACTCCAATTGCATCTTTGTATTGGCGGTCGTAATCCCGGCCATGCGCCTAGTGCTCATCAAAAAAATGAGAAGCCATGAACTCAGGGCTCCTTTTCCTATACCGTGCCCCGACGCTACTGAACATTGATAGCTGCCTGTCCCTTCTCTAATGTGTTTACCAAAATCCTCAAGGATCTCAGCTTGCCAGGTATCAGGACCGGTATGTCCTTCGAGATCACCTTCACCCCAGGGAAACACAAACTTCACGAATCCCAGAGGGTCATCGTAAAACTTAGCCACGCGGTCCATCACCTTGCCGGCTGCGTTTAAATTAGTTTCCTGGGTTGCTACGCTCATTAATTAACCTAACTATAAATTCAACATCACCTGGCGTGACCGATTCCTTCGACCACAACCGGCTGTAAACTTTCTTATACTCTTTAAAACTTAGGGGTTTGTCGTTAGTCTTTGGCAACCCCCAGCCCATATCCTCTTCAATCTGCCGTTTAGCCCAACTCATATATCAATATCTTCCGGAGTTATCTCCTTTTCCCCGACTCGCCTGAGCGCCTTGTTGTAATCCATCACGCTAATAAACATGTTAGTGTTGTTAGTTACCCCTGCCTGGGGCCCAATCAGGTTATGCCGCTCATACTCCATCTTGAGGGCCTGGAGTTTCGGATGCATCTTTACTCGATATGCAGTCCCAGTACCACCAGGCGTTTCAAATACAGTCACTTCGCTCGCTGCTTTCCAGAACTCTGGCGGCACATCGTCTAATGACTTGAAGGAATACTCTCTTCTTTTCGGGTCGTAATCGAGTATGTCTCTGACGTTGCTGGTTGCGATCGCCTTGACCTCTAGCATCGCTCTCTCCGCCGTCATTTCTGTCTTTTCAATAATCTTTGCCGTCTTTTTGTCAATAATTGCCCTAATGTTAGGGTTTGTTAACAACCTGGAAGCAGTAACCCTTGAACCTTTCTCGCTAAAACCAGCGCGGATAGCGGCTGCGCTCCCATTCCTATCGATCAGGTATTCAACCGCGAACTGTTTCTGCCTATCTGTTAACAATTTTTTCCGTTTTTTCATGTATCAAATTTCCTTGCCCATCATATCTTTTGACTGGATAAATAGGCTGGTCAACATATTCCTTCCTATATTTCCCTCTAGCATTTTGCTTTTTGGTAAACTTCCATACCAAACCATTCCTTTTCTTTTTCATTTCTTTTTAGGTTTTTTTGGTTTTTTCTTTTTAACTGGTTTCCCATAACTCCCAACATTGACTCTTCCGCCTGGCATAACTATTTCTCCCTGTAAGTTTTAAGGTTAAGCCAATGCCACTGACCCTCCCCCGCGCGTTTAAAAAGCATTGGGGTATTCTTTGTTAGATACTGATGGGCAAATATTCCCGCGTGAGTTACCCACCTAAGCTCTTTTGTCCCAACCATCTCAACCACCGCCTGACAACTAGGCGCGGGTTTGAAATCCAGAATTGAATAACGGAACCGTATGCCTGGAAATACAACTTCCATAGTTCGATCCGGCTGCGGTCTCCAATCAAGCATCTCCTCGAAAGGAGGTACTTTAGGTAATTCATCGCTTCCGCTCCTGGCAACGAACAACCCAGCCACTAACAACAAAACTACCGCTACAATCTTCATTGTTCGTCATTCAGGATACCCACTTGCTTCGAATACTTTATCCTAAGCCTTTTTTCTTTTACCCACGCCAACCCTATTTCATGTTGCTGGCAATCCCTAAAATCAAAAAACCCAAGAGATTTCGTCGTTATCTTTGCGGGAATCGTGGATATTCCTTTCTGGAATAACTCTTTCACGCACGGCGGATCAACTGGTTCCGCGTATAATCTAGCGATCCCTGGGCGGCTTGTTGAGCAAGCTAGGAGCAGAGAGAGCATTAAGAATGTCAGCGGTATCTTGATCATGGTCCTTATCCATTTCGCTTATTTTTTTCGTCTTTTTAAGATCTGACTCCATCCCCTCGATGTGAGCCGTTTTCTTTCCCTGGTAATATGCCCAGGCAAACCCAGCCCCCAGAAGAGAAATGAGAACTATGGTCGTAATCATTTAATTTTGTCCTCATCTTTATTCTTGTTGAACCCAACATTACCCGCGCCCATATTGGCTAACTTGAGCAAGAAATTAACACCGACCGTCGCTTTCCCTAGCCATTTGTCGTCGAGCTTCGTGGGCGTTATTGCAGTTAATACTGTAAGACTCGCAATTATTCCTGAGATAGCGATTAGATAATCTGGAGCCTTTGCCATTAATCCGACAATTCCTTCCATTTTTCATATCTCCTTTATCGTTAAATTGAAAAATTCCTCCCCTTCCATCATGTCCATAAATTCCTTGAATCCAGCCCTGCTGCTACCGACCCCGATCTGCGAGAAGCTCTCGGCCACCAGGACACACCCCAACGTCTCAGTCGCGCGGTTACCCCGATGCAGCAAAATATGCTTGCGTCCAGGAACATTTGTAATTTCGAAAGTATTACCGAATTTAGGCGAGTCAATCCGCTTACAGCGGTAAAGACCAAGCGGGATGCAGGAAATATTAGGCTGGGTATGATAACCATCATCGGACAGCACCAATGGAGGTTCTAAAGTTACCGCGAAAGGGACCCCTTTAAGATCCAGCAATACCCCTAGTGTTTTCTTACCACCGGTGTATACGCGAAAGAGTGTCAGTCCTTTTGCAGTTTCCACATACCAGATTTATCATAACCAACCTTCCTGTTCTTTCGATAAATCACAACCTCATTGATGGGTTAATTTGGTTGACTTTCTGTTCCATGTGA